CTACGTTCGGCCCGGCCTCGGTGGTTGGCAGTAAGACCACGGACTTGATCGGGACCATTGCGGTACAACAAAGGTTCCCTTGCCCGTCGTCAACCGTCATTGCCCCAAGCCCAAACTCAAAGCCGATGGTGTACCGGCCGTCGCGGATCCCGCGCGCCTTGAGCATCGCCGCGGCGAGCTCGGTGTAGGTGAACTTGATTGGTTCAGGTTTTGTCATAGTTCCTTTCGAAAGCTTATCAGGACGCTAGGGAATGGTGCGTTTTCCGTTGCGCCATCGAATCGAAGACGGCCCCGTATAAACCGGATTTCATCAGCTTCTTTTACACAGTAATGGAACCATTCGGTATCTGTTCGCGCCGGTAAAAGGTAAACGGCCAGTTCTGCCTCTTTATGCTTATGGATCCAATCAAGAACGTATCGGCCATAGGGCGGATTGCAGTAAACGCGGTGTCCTTCCCACGAGATAACCAAGCCGTCAGCTTCGGGATTCGGCGGGCAAGGATCAAGCGTGAATTGGAATTCATGTTCGAGTTGCCGCTGTATTGCCATGCCCGTTCGCCAATCCGGTCGAATCGATGTGAATAGCGCTGAGTTTTTCATGCGCTCATTGCACTCGGCGGCAGTGCCGGCTTCTCAACCTTCGGCGCGTATCTTTTCACGATCGGGAATATCTTTCGGCAAGCGTGCCCGGCTGCGTCCATGACGTGTGAGAAAATGTCTTTGACCGGCTCGGCGCCTAGTACCCGGTTCGCTAGTGGATCGAGCCCCCAACGGTAGCCTCCCGCCATGCCTTCGATCGCAAGCGGGCAACCTTCTTTCGAAATGACGATACCCGGCTCGCCCTCGACAATGAGGTTAAGGCGCTCCCGAATGCCGTCAATCCTATCAGTGATAGGCTTAACACCAGGACGAAGCTCAAAGCCTTCGGCCTTGAAATACTGCGCCCATGACTTTTCATCGGTGTCGGATTTCGCTTCGAGTCTGAAAGGATCACCCCAACCGGGTCCGAAAGAAAATCCAGGAAATTCTGCCGCAGCGACACCCTTGCAAAGCTGAGCAAATCGTCTAGCTCCGATCTGTTCGGATAATTTGCCATCTACAAATCCCCCTTGTATTTCCCGGAGCCAAAGCCAACGGCCCTTATGATCGACCTGAGTAAACAGGGCTGCCGGTGCCAGGCCGGATGAATCGACACAAAGCACAATCGGCAAGCCGCGGATCGGCTTGAGCCCAGGTCGAACATGCAACCTTTCGGAAAAATCTTTCTGAAAAATTGGTAATCCGGGGTAAATTGCAATTCTTTCACCTTTGACGAACCTCCGAATCATATCTTCCGGCCATACCTTCAGCAGTTCTTCGTAGAATCCCGGCCTGATATTCTTTTCGTTTTCCTCGGGTGGGAACCAATAGTGACCCCATCCTGCGGCCTTTAGCTTCTCTTCTGGCAGGTCGATGATTCTCCTGCTCGCCCAATGCTGCATAGGCGGAGGGTTGCTGGTGAGAATCATTTGAGGGTGCGTAATGCCCTTCTGAACCAGTCTCCCATAGGCCATATCGAAGACCTCTTCGGATATGCCGGGAGAAATAATTCCAGAGGGATTAAACGCCGGCGCCACTTCTTCAAGAAATGCGCCCGCAAATTCCGATGAGAGAAAAGAGCTTGCGTCCGCGGCGGTCTGTCCATGCCTGAAAAGAATTTCATGCTCGGTTCCGTCCTCAGTCTTGAGTAGATAATCAACCGGATTGCTTTTAACGATCCGACCACAACCACCTTCGGGGAAAATGTCTAACCACGTTTTTAGCGTCGTGTCTTCTAAGTTGCGGTAAGTGTCACGAAGGACAATCCAGCGAGCCGATACGCCGGCCGCGGCTGCGCGCTCGCACGAGAAGTAAATTTCCCAACAGGCGCTAGTGCTCTTCCCCGTCCGGATTGGCCCCCAATAATATTGGACGCGCTGTTTAGTTTTGTGCGCACGCTCCGCGGTGGGTCCGGGAAGGTAGGTGGAGAGTATTTCGGCGGCTTCACTCATCTTCAATGATTCGGCCCGTCTTAAAATTGAAGTGGTAGTTGCGGCCGGTTAGTTCATAATCCCAATGCCGACCAATGTCGCATTTCTCGCAATCATCAACGGCCGGTTGATGGTCCGAGCATACAGACCCAAAACGTTGCCATTTGGGATCAGGTTCAGTCATCGTGCATGTACCGCGGCGCAATGATCCGCATGATCTTTACCCCGCTTACTTCGATCTCGGCCTTCGCCTTGGAAATGTAAGCGTCCATCAGGTGCATCAAAACCTTGTCGTCGTTAAATGCCCGGTTTACGTAATGAGCAGTTAACGTTTCTAATTTTAGCTTAACTTGAGCTTCGACGGCCTCGGCAACCTTGGCTCTAAAGGCCTTTTCTTCCTTGCTCTTATCGCCGGCCCCGGCGCGCTTGCCGCCCTTGGCAAACTTGTTTCCCGGTAGAAATGGCTTGGTTGGCAAAAAAAGCCCTATCTATTCAAACCGAATAGGTACAGGGTGATTGTGGTTGTTGTGCATTGTGGTGTGAAGGGGCAGAGCCGGCCGACAAGGAGATAAACCGGCCCTGCCTCTTCGGTAATCGTTCCTGCTCGCGCAAGCTGAAAGGGGAAAGGGGAATTCTACGAACGATTGCTCAACACTATAGCGTATAAACATTAAAACTCACAACCATTTGCACGAGTTTACTTTGTTTCATTAACTTCGGGGTGTTTACACTTGATATGATCGGCGAGTTGCCGAAATGTCCGTTTACAATGTGGACAGACCCCGGCGTTTACCCGCTTCTCTAGTCGCTGACGCTTCTTCTGTTCTTTGATTCGAAGATTAAATTCGCTGGCCGCCTCGTCCTTGGCTATCTGAAGCCGACGCCGTTCGGCTTCCAGTTCCCGCTTTAGCCTTTGTACTTCTGTTTCGCTGTAAGCTTGGGAATGCCCTTGCGGGCAGTAAAACCTGTCCCCTTTCTCTCTGCACCGTCGTTGGAAATCCGCGGTTACGGCAAATAGCATACCGCATTGACAGCATTCTTCGCTGACTAGCTGCTGTTGGATATTTACGGCAAATTGCACGCTCATGTTTTGGTTCCCCCCTCCTTAACCAGTTCATCCGGCCCGGCCGGTGGTCCGGGTGGTCCAACCCAGTACCTAGAGCAACTAGGGCAGAATCGTTCCGATATATGGCGTTGGTTATAAGTAATTCCCCCGCACTTGGTGCATTGCGCCCCCTCAGAACTGCCGTGCTTCACAAGCCTATAATCGTTCATGGTTCTCCTTGTCGAATTATGTAAACTTTGACCCCTCGTTTTTGACCCTAAAAGGCTTTGGACTCATAAGTCCCCGGTTGAACGGTTTTAATTAGATTCCCTGGTCATTCTGTTCGAAATTCGCACCGTCTCAGCGATTTGCCGGGCTGTCGGCAACCGTTGCCCGCTAGCCTTTTTGATATTTTCCCGATTAGCCCAACAAAGATCACCGATCCCGGTTATGTTGCGAGTGGTTCGACCACAGCCCCAAGTACAAAGTTTTAGATAACTCTTAACCTTGTTCCCAGGTTTATCGCATGAAGGTAACGACGCTAGACGTTTTTTACCTTCCTTCATTTTGCCAATATTCATCTTGCATTCCTTTCCCCTGCCGCCGGCGGCTTTGGTAAGTCGCGGCACAGCTCGATTGCCTTTAGGTGTGATTCCATTACCGGGTAGCTATGGGATCCCCAAAGATGGTTTTGGAGCAATGCCCGTAGAGTCCTCCCATGAATCGGCTTTATTTCCTTGTCGCACTCCGGGCATTTAATCATTGTTCCCCCTTTTTCCCCTTCCATGCGTCGGCTTTCTTCCATCCGTCGCGTATCATCGCGGTTATTTCCGGCCCGCCCTTCTGAAGATGCCGTTCAAGCGTTTCGATAATGCTGCGCGCAATCTCTGAAACCGAATCCTTCCCCGATTGCGGGTGACTGAGCCCCAACTGCATAAATGCGACAACGGTCAACGCCTGATCGGGAGTTAGTGTCAGCGATATTGGCCCGGCGGCGTCTAATGCCAGCGCCCCATAAAGAGGATCCTCGAAAAGCTTTCGGTATTTCTCAGGGTATTCGCTCATTGTGTTTCTCCTTTAATTCGGCCATTCCCCTTTTGAATATCACCAGCTTGCGCCCGCAGTCGTTACAGATTGCGTAAATACGCCATTTCCCTTGCGGGTGCTGGCGGCCTTCGTACCTTGTCGCCTTGACGTTCTTGCCGCCGCAAAAGCATTTCCATTTCAAAACTGAAATCCCATCGTTACGGCACAGCGCTGGCGAATCATCTCGACATACTCCGGATTGAGCTCT